CGTGCATTTGATTTGCTTGTGCTATATACATCAATCTGAACCAGTGAATCATCCATATCAGAAACACCTGACAAGTATTGTTCAGGATTTGCATTAATGATTTGCCACACAACATATGGGGCATTGATCGTTTTACTTGCATCAAATTCTGATACTCGAATACCAATATCATCGGAAAGCAAAGCTTTTAATGCTTGGCTTTTAGAACAGATTTCTTCAAGAGGTATAATGATCATTATCGAATTTCCTCCAGAATAGATTTCCTCATTTCTAAAACAAAAATATCAGTGGCATCACTCTTTTTTTGTTCAAATGCAGTTCGTAGAAATGGTGTAGCTGGCGCTTTAGAAGTCCCTGTTTCAATAAAACGCCAATACCAAGTATCCAAGCCAGGTCCTTTTTTTGCTGTGCCTCCCATTTTCGCACCACCACCCACACCTACACTACAAGCGATGTCTCCATTGGATTTCTTTTTTTTACTGACAATCTTGATATTACGCCAAATCTTTTCCTTGGTTTTTTTATCATCAATATTTTTGGCATTTTGCTTGGCTTGATCACGTATAGGAACCATTGATTTGCGTAAAGCTTTACGAACCTGCTTATTGACTGTGCTCGTTCTTAGTTTTTCAATTCTCTCAAGTACTTCATCTAATCCACTTAGGTTCGATCTAGCCATTGATTAACCCCACTTTCACATGCCAAAGTTACCCATTCTTTCCCTGTTCGATCATCAGCCAGAGCAGCAATAATCCGATAATAAAGACCATCACAAAGTAACCGACAGACTCTCCAGTCTGTACCTGGTTCAACATCATCGAAGCGGATGATAAATCTATGAGAAATTGCGACTTGTTGAGCACGAGCTGAAACAAACTCTTTTGTCGAAACATCTTTTTTAGCCGCATACACAGCGAAAATGGTTGAATATTCTCTAATTCGATCACCTGAACCATCAGTCGTTTGGATTTCTTTAAATGACTGAACTTCAACATACTCTGTTAAATTACCTGGTTGCATTTAGACCCCCATATTTCGTGATGGAAACATCAAGTTTTCACATGCACGGTTCACATATAAATTAACGTCTGTTTGAGATGCGCGGTTTTGATACATGTCAGAGATAATCAACAATGCAGCAACTGATAAATTTTCAGGAATTGCACCTTTATATTTTTCTTTAACCGCATCCCAATCCGAAAAATCAATGAAATCCAGTACGTTCTGTGTAGCTGCTTTTATCAATAACTCAATATATGCATCGTCACGCTCATGAATCACGCGTAAGTGCTTTTTTGTCATTTCTAAAGTAATTAAGTCACTCATAAAAATAGCCTTTTTTTGACATAAAAAGAGGTAAAAAAAGCAGTCCGAAGACTGCTTTTAATTCAATAAATTTAGGTATTAAGCACCGCCACCTTCACCACCATCAGCACCGCCACCTTCACCACCATCAGCACCGCCACCTTCACCACCATCAGCACCGCCACTACCACTGCCACTGCCAACCTTTGGTAAATCACCTGCAACATTGGCATCTGGAACAATGACCCCACCTGCTGCACGCATTTCTGAACGTACTGTTGCCAAGTTTTTACGGAAATTATCACCATCTTCCAATGAAACTTGTGTATCAACATCTTCACGGATATAGCCATCAAAACCGATTGACAAATTACCGCACCAGAATTTTTCGGCAGCTTGAACTGGACTAAAACGAACAGGTAGCCCCCATAAGAACGCTTGAACACCTGTTCCAGTCGGTACACCAATTAAGTAATGTCCATCTGCACCCTTTAAACGCTCGATTGCACCCCAATCTTGCGGATTTAGAATGTAACATTCAGGTTGAATAAATGAAGCCGCTGCTTTGTATTTCGCTTTGTTCAAAACATCAAGTGAAGTATCACCAGCTACAGCGTCAATCGTGAGATAATTTCCAGCTTCCATTAAACCACTAAAGTTTTTAGGTTGACCCGATGCAGGAACATGGCCATTAATCACAAAATATTCAAGTTTATAGCGAATACCATATGCCAAACGTGACTCGATATATGCCGCAAGCATTGGCATATCTGCAAGCACCTGATTTGATACCTGAATCCAATGTGCAATGGTGCCTACATTCAGGACTTGGGTATCAAATTTAAGCAATGATTCAGGCTTCATCGTACCTTCAGGAACAATGTCTGCCATTAAATTCCATGCCGTTTCACGCAACAACGTTACAATATCACCCTGGATAGGTGCCCAATTAATAAGATCAACCACAGTTAATGGTTGCCATGGCACACGATTTAAATCATTTTTGGCGTATTGATAATTTTCGCCCAATGATCCCAAAGTAATAATATTACGTGCTTTGATACCATCAAACGCAACAGAAGTATTTTTCTGACGTTTTTCAAGCATAGTTTTGGCAATTTCTAAAGCTTCGGTATTACGGACCAAAATTGCTGCAATACCACCTTGTTCGTCTTCAGAACGAGTTTTTGCTTGATTGACCAAATCAGTTTTGATTTGATCAATATCAGCGACTAATTTCGCAATGTCTTTTGCCCGTTCTTCCAACTCGGCTTTAGCATCATCTGGTAGATTGGCTAACTGGGTTTGACGACTTTCAATTAAATCATCTAATTGTTTTAAACGTTTTTTTAACTCTGCTGATGCCGTATCAAGTGGGTTACCACCTTCGTTACGGGTAAAAATTTGCATTGAGCCAATGAGTGGCAGTTTTTGATGAGCAGTCATATTTTTTCCTTTTAAAAAAGAAAACCGCCATTAAAGGCGGTCATGTTTGTTTCATTTAAAAAATTTAAACTTGGTCTAACCAAGCAAATGGATCTGTTTTTATTCCTGGTTGATCTTGGCCAATACTTTGAACACGTTGGATTAAGGATGATGCCGCTGCTTCATCAAGATGAAACTTTCGTCCGAGATAAAGCTTCATATCTGTTTCAGTTTGAATATCTCGCATATCAGAATCAGAAACACGTGCATTTCGATCACTAGGTTCATCACAAACACTGATTTCATATAGACTTGCTCGTTTAATACGAACATATTTACCCATATCTTCAATGTCCATTGGATCAGGATAAAAGAATGCTATCGACAAACCATCTATCGTTTCATCTTCAAGCATTGCTCGTACATCTTTGGCAAGACTTAAACCAGGTGTAAGCCGTCCTGAAACTTTAAAACCAATATCATCTTCTTCAAGCTTCAGCCATTTGCCGATGCGCATTGCAAATTCAGGACTAATCCAATCATAACGATGACCATGGTTGTAGTACATATGACATCGCATAGCACCAGCCGCCACAGCATTAATAAAATCTGTAAATGCTCCTTTTACAAATTGTTCACCATGTGAATTGATACTTTCCCAACGAACAGCATATCCGTCGAACTCAAATGCAGAATTTTTGTCTTGATTTTCATCGAATCTTAATTTGACATCTGAAAATGGCAAAAGCCGAATTTGTACATTCGGCTTTTGCACTTGTGCATCTCGCATATTTAAATGATTACGGCTCATTTTTTTGTTCACCTCGTTGCCCCTCAATAACACGATCCAGCGTCAATAACTGAGCTGCAACCATTAAATTATCTCCACCATCAACTGGTGCATAACCTTCTTCAATCCGTACTTCATTAATCGTGGACTGACCACTTTCAATCCGTACTTTATTATTGGCAATACGGGAAGCAATTGAGGCACGTAAAAGGTCCTTGATCTTGAATTCAAACTCAAAGGTATCCCAATCAACACGGTCCAATAAATTTAACCTTGCCGACTCTTCAATGCGCTCAAAATAAGGACGTAATCCAAACCGATAAAATGATTCCACAAGCTGCTCAATACCACTACCCCATACCGTTGAACCACTGGTATCGTTAATCAATACGCTTGGAACACCATAAAAACGACAAACTTCCTCAACTGTAAAACGTCGAGTTGATAAAAGTTCAATATCTTCAGGTGTTAAACTAATCTTTTCAAAAGTCAAACCACCCTCAAGCACTGGAAGAAACCAATCATCTCCAGAAACAAGATCAGACATTTCCTCACGAAGTGCTTGGCGCTGTTCTTTCTTTAAAGTTTTATCAGTAGAGAGCGTACCTGAAGGTTTTGCACCATTT